CACCCGATGTGCCAGGCTGCCCTTGTGGGCCGGGAAACCCTTGCTGCCCATCTTCGCCATCGTTGCCGTCAAAGCCGGGCGGGCCTATGGGGCCGGCAGGCCCAGCTGAACCGCCTCCTACTGGCGTGGCCCATGTGCCGTCAGCGCGCAAAAAGTTGGCTGTGCCGCCGCCGGATGCCGGCACGCCGCCGTAACTACTCGGAGAAAACGTATTTAACGACAGCGCAATCGTGCCCGCACCGTTAGTTACCGTTATTCCTGAGGCGCTAAGCGTGTTCAGCGAATAACCAGTGCCGTTTCCGATGAGCAGCTGCCCGCTGATAGGCGTCGACGACAGACCAGTGCCGCCGTTTGCAACCGTTGATGGCGATTGCGTGCTAATCGTCAGGACTTGCGGGTTTTGCAGCCACAAAAGCCACGGGCGCGAAATATCCCCGTCGGGCGTCAAAAACTTGCTGTGAAACGGAAACAAGATGTCGCTCATGATTTGCCCAGCGACACATCAAGCTCAGCCGAAATTAACACTGCTTTTACCGGATCGGTGATTGATACCTCAAACACTCGGTCTCGAGCAAACCCCATTTTTCGCTTGATTGCTCGGTTTTTGTATTCGCCTTGAGCGCCAATCGAGATCATGTAACTGCTTGACCATGTTGAGCCGCCATCATCAGACCAGCGCAGCATCATCTGAGGCGTCTGTCCTTGGCCCGTGGAAAGCCCAACGCCAGGCTGAAACTGGATTTGCAAAAAGTCGTAGAAGATGCGTTTCAAGTCTTGCGTGACGTGCGGCGTGCGGCGCAACCTAAGGATTGGCTGGCCGTTGTCGGTGTAAGTGTTCAAATCCAACGCGTAAATAATTCCATTGGCGTAATCGCCGACCAGGTTGAGCCCTTGAAACACTGCGGCGCAGTTGGCTCGATGCCGGTGCAGCACGTTGGAGTTGTCACACCATGCGCGCTGATGCCACATTTCGGTTGCCAGGTCATACACCCACGTTTTGTCTTGCGTGGGCAGCGTCAGCACCAAGAACTCGTGGCCTTCTTGTTGGTATGTAAAGGCTATCGCGTCGCTGATGACGCCGCTGCCGATGTCGACTTCGATGGCATGCGTGCTGATTCGTTTGGGCCTGTAACCCTCAAGCTGAATCATGATGGCCTGGCCGCGAATGTTTTGCGACAGCCAGGCAATGGACTCACCCAGGCGGCAAATCGTGTTTTTGGCCACGCACCCGTGCTGCAAACTGGTTCCTGGAATGCGGCTAAACGGGAAAGGAAACGCGCCGACGTTGACCCAGACCTCGGTTGTACGCTCACCGATTACAAAAACTTCTCTGTGATCGGCGATCAACGTAACGATGTTGTCGGAGCTTGAATCCTTGCTGCTAAAACTAAGCGCCGGCGTTACAGTAGAAAGCGCGCTTGTAGCGGCCCACTGGTTTGAGCCTGGGTAGTTGTAGACGATGAAATCGTCGATGTAGTCGCATTTGTCGGCGCCCGTAAAAGCACCGTCTGATGCTGCAATGGTGGCAAACGCGCCTGTAGATAACGTGTATGTGTAGCGATTGGCGCCGTCGACCAAATAGGCTGCGATGCGGTTGTCGCAAATTGAGACCTGGCCTGCGCTTGTGTTTAGCAAGCCAATGGTCGACGTTGTGAAACTGGAGTCCACGAGGTACAGCGTCTGGCCCACCACCACCAACATGGATGCGCCACCGGGCAACACATACATGGCTCGGACTTCCGCAGCTGGCAAGCTCGTGATCTTGGCAATCAGCCCCGGCGCTGGATACAGCGCCACGACGCCGCGAGCGCCTTCTGGTTTGACAGGGTCGATTTCTGGATACCAATTGATGCATTGTTGGGCATCTTGATAGATCGACGGCGCTTGATAGGCAGCCCCGATAAATCCATCGAAAATCGCCATCAGTAAAACCCACCCGACATGATCCAGCCCGCATCTTTCAGCCGGTTGGTGCCGCCCATGCTGGTGTCAAACTGAACCGTCTGCAGCGGCTGCATGTTGGTGCTCTTGAGCGTACCCAGCGATTTGGCTGCGTTTTTGGCCACCATGGCATTGATGGCCGGATCTGTGATTCCATAGCCGGGCATCAAAAGCTCTGCCAGGTTCCATACCAATGCCATTTCGTAGCCCTGAGGCAGCAAAATGTTGGTGTTGATGGTTGAAAATTGAGTGAACAACAAATCGCAGAACAGGTGAATTTCACCTGTTGACGGCAGCGGCCAAAACTTGATAAGCCCGTTTGGTGTACCCGAGTTGTAGTAAAGCGCCCGCGGCCATGCTCCAGGCAGTTGCTTAAGCCCAATCAGCTCGTATTGCTCGATGTTCATCACCCGAACCGGGTAATCAAGGCCAGAAACTCGAACAAACGCGCTGTTGATGGTTAGCGGTCGTTGAGTCGAAACAATTGCACCAGTCGGCCCAATCGTCCAATCTGTTTGCCCACCAATTGACGCCACGATCTCATTGGTGCTGACTATCGTGAACGCGTCGTTACTCCAGCTGTCAAGCAGCATGTTGAGCATGTTGAACGCGTCGTTGGCCAGCGTTGCATCGAGCGTCTCACCCGGTGCAAGCGCCCCAATGTTTGACAGCGCCCGGTTGATGATGTCGATGGGTTGCGTCATGACTTAGGACTGCGCAGCCACTGGCGTGATGTACACCAGCGATGGGCCGGCTGCCGAACCGATGGCCGTCACGCTAAATCCAGTTCCAGGCGACGAGCTTGGAACCGCATAGATGACAGGCAGGATCATGTTTGCGGGCAGCATGATCACGGTTTGAGCAGTGGCTGGCACGGGCAACACAGACGCCGGAGCCGTTGCTACCGACGACACAGTAACGGCCACCACGGTTGCGCCGGTGTTCAAAAACGACGCAAACGTGATGGCTTCGTTGGACGCGCCACTAACGGTTACTGCAGTCGTTGTGGACGCGGTAACCGAAAGCGCAACCGTGGGGCCGATGTTGCGAATGACATAGCTAGCCATATCAGGCCGCCGTCGAAGGCAATGGCCAATCCAACGGACGGCAAATGCACAGGTAGTAAAGGCCCGCTACCGGCGTCAAAGCACCAGCCGTCGAATTGCTGAAGCCCAGTTGCATCGTGTTATTTGCAGACACTCGGCAATTTGCAATGCCGATTCCCGCGGTTTGGGCGCTCAGCGCGTAGCAACTGATGTTGTCGTTCAACTGCAGACCTGGAATGGTGAACGATTGCTCGGCAGTCGTATTTGCCGCCACAGATGTGGGCGTCAGGCTTGGCGTAATCAACCACGCGTAAAGAATGTTGCCGCCGCTTGAAATTGTTCCTGGCATGTTGAATGCTCCTTAAATAAAAAGAGGGCCGAAGCCCTCTTGGTAATCAATCAAGCCAGCGATTACGACAAGTCGTAGCCGTAGACAAACAAATCAATTTGCGCATCAGACACAGTCGTGCCGACGTTGGCGTAGAGCACTGAGCCTGCGTTCAAGACGACCGTGGCGGCGTTGGTGGCCGCTTGAATCTTGACGTAGGTGTTTGCTGCTTGAGACGTCAGCGCTGCCGTCGTCAAAATGGTGGTGCCGCCTTGTGCTGGCGCGGTGTAAACGCCCACAGTAGCTGTTGCCACGGAGGTCGTAGCACCCGTGCTGGTCTTCACCGAGTTGCTGGTGATGATGGACACAGGCACCCAGTTTTGGGTCGAGCCCAGCACTGAAAACGCGGTATCGCCGGCGGCAGATACCAAAACACCCTTTGCCACGCCGATGAGACGCAGGGCTTGTTGGGTCGTGAGAGATTGTGAGTTTGCGGTGACCGTAGTCGCTGCACCTGGATTTGCCATGATGGCCTCCTAAAAATGGAATTAAAAAAGCCCACCGAAGTGGGCTGTTGTTAGGACGAGATGCGGCAGGCAAGCTCTGGGTACAGCGGCGCGGTGCCGTAGAGCACGTCAGCTCGAGTCGGCAGAGCGTCGTTGTTGATGGTGTACTGACGCACCAGTCGAATTGACAAGCCAGCGCCCTTGTCGGATGCGCGTCCTGCAAAATGCACACCTTCTGGCAACACCAAATCTGCACAAGCCAGCGCAAACGCATTCTTGTGGAACAGCAGGTTTTGCGCGCCGGTGACTGCGGTTGCGGTCGTGCCGGAAATGCTGAACGGCGTGACAGTGGCGGTCGACGATGCGGCCGTGATGGTCACGTTTTGAAACTGGCCGGCAGTGATGATGGCCGGTGAAACAGTCACGTTGAACGTGCCAGAAGCAGCACTCACCGAAGATGTCACCACAAAGTTGCGCAGCTTGCCGTAGGACTGACGGTTTTGCGGGTTGACGCCATAAACGCCAGCAATAGTGAACGTGTCGCCTTGATTGAGGGCAATCGTCTGGCTGTTGGTCAACGTGATGGTCGAAGTCGAAGCCCAGCCCGTCGTCACAAAACCAGAGTTCGTCGAAGTGTTGGCGGTCAGGGTGCCGGCGGTGGTTGCCCAGCTTGAGAACGTCTGATTGGCGATGTTCTGATCCATCTTCCAATCCATGCCGCCCGAATCGGTGCCCATCAAGCCGCGCTTGAATTGGCCTTCGATGGTTTTCATCGGCAAAAACAAGCCCTTCAGGGAATCAACAATCGCAGCGCTGGTGAACTGCTCAACCACGCAGGTGCGGTTGCCGTCGCGCGGTGCGCCCTCGGCGTCAAGGTAAGCGCCCGCGTTGAGATAAGTGAGCAGGCCCGTCGGTGCGGTGCCGGCCACGCCGACGATGTTGGCGGTGTTGTTCTTGGCCATGACGGCCACGTCGCGGTCGATCTTGTTGCTGATTGCCGCCATCATTGGCTTGATCACGCGGTCGCTGAACAAATCCATCGACAGCGCCAGATCCTGCGTCGTGAATTGGGTATCAACGTGAAACTGCGTGTTCAACGAGATGGGCACGCTGGATTCCACGAAATCTTCAACTGCCAACGCGGGGCCGGTGGTGCCGATGAAACGTGCAGGCTTGCGCACGTTGACGACGCTGCCAATCTTGCCGCCAGCAACGGCAAACTGGTCGTCGTACTGGCGGTTAATTGATGCTCCCAAAACAAGGGAGTTTTCGAGAACCATCAAGGCCTCGTTTGTGATCTGACTGATCGTGAGTAGATTGTTTGCCATTTGGCCAACTCCTAAAAAGTGAATGAATTACTTGATGCGCCCGGCTGCCCTGGCTTGTTTCCACTGCTCGTAGGTGCCGTGAAACTCGCCGTCGCTGCCCAATGGGCTGTCGACAGGTTTTTGACCGCGAATGGGCGTAATGGGCGCGGGTGCGCGGCTTGGTTTGGCCACAGGTTTGTCAGGCTCTGGCTTGTCGCCAGACGACAGCTTGGCTTCGAGCTTTCCAATTTCTCTCAAGGCGCTCGAAGTGGATTTCGAGGCAAGCGTGGCGGCGAAGTCGGGGTTTTTTGCTAGGTGATAGAGGATTTGCGGCCCCACATCACTTTCAATGATTGCGTCTCGCACCTGGTCGGATACCGACACGGTGCTGGAGTCGATCACTTCAGCGTAGTCGTCCAGTTCTTTGCGCGCTAACTGCTGGCGGGATTCCCAATCGCTCAGGATTTTTTGCCGTTCAGCAATCTGCTTTTTTTCGACCTCCGCTTTGTCGCGGTTTTTGAGGGCGTTCTCCGCACTCCACTCGGCCAGTGCTTCCGCATACTCAAATGCGTCGGTGAACTGGGCCGGCGTGGGCTTGGCGTCAGGATCGGCTTGCTTTTCAGCAGGCTTTACCTGCCCCTCTAGAGCCTTGAGACGCGCTTCTAGGGCTGCGGCTGCGTCACGAGCTTGCTGCGCTTCTCGGCGTGCATCCTCGCGCTGCTTGGTCAGCTCAGAAAAACGCTTCTCGACCTTGGGGTTTGCCTTTTTGGGCTCGTCTTTGGTCTCGGCGTCCTGGTCTTCCTGTGGCGTTTCGGCGTCATCAACCGCGTCGTCGCTGCTTTCAGGCTCAACCACCGGCTCCGCTGGTGCGGCCTCAGTGGGAGCGTCCAAGCCCAAACGTGTTGCGTTGAATTCGGCCAAGTTTTCTGATGTCACTACTGTCGTCATGCTTTTCCTTGAAAGCGCATGCAGGGTGGCTGCAAGTCCAGGCGTAAAAAAAGCACCTCAAAGGTGCTTTGCGCGGTTGCTGCGTTGCCAGGCGCAGCGGCGGGGGGGGTTTACTTGTACGCTGTCAAATTGCGCGCTCTACGGCTTCGCTGGCGGCTTGCTCGCCGGCCTCTTCCATGCGAGACAAAAGCAGCGCCAAGTGAGCCTTGATTTCTTCGACGCCCATGGCGCGATGCAAGTCCATGGATTTGCCCTCGAGGTCAGTTTTTGCTTTGAGCGCGGTCTTTTGCAAGTCAGTGCTTGACCACGTTTCGGTGTCGTGGGCTTTGCCGGTGACGCGCATCAGCTCGCGCTTGGTTTCGGCGTCTTGCTTCATTTGTTCAATGTCGCTGCGATGCTTGATCACCATGCCTGCTTGCTGCAACTGCTGCTCGCATTGCTGCAGTTGAGACTGCAACTGCTGGATCATCATTTGCGCCTGCGGGGGCACATCTGACTTGTCGTCAATCTTCGCCAGCGGGTTGGATGCAGCCAAACGGTCGGCAATCACATCAGCGCCGGGGAAATCCATGTTTCTGAAGATCAGGTCGCCCGCGATTTGCATCAGTTGCGGATTGCCCGCCACCATCTGGGACATGGATTCAGCAGCTTCGGCACGTTTGCTGTTGAAGCTCGGGCCGACCTCCATCACCACGTCATAGGTGCCGACGGTGACGTCGTTGAGCACCGCGGCAATGGCGGGCGCGTTGGGGTCTGGCTGGCCTTGCGTGAGGTCTTGTCCAGCTTGCGGGTTTGGCTGGTTGATGTTCACCAGCTCTGGTTTGCCGTCGTCGCCAATGATCCGCATGATTCGGTGGCTGTCGTAAATCCGCGGGATCAGGTCAAGCATGATGCGCCCGGTGTGCTTGATTGAGCGCACAAGGTTGTCGTAATAGTGAAAATTCGACATCTCGCTTTGGCCCTGTTCGGCGCGAATTGCGGTGCCTGATTTTGGCCCGCTGGGCTTGCCCATGCTGGGGTCAAACTGGCCAAGCACGGCTTGCAAGTCCTGGCCGATCACCATGGCGGCTTCCATGGCGCCAGCTGGTGGCGGCTCAGGCTGCAACCGCTCGGGGCGCCCAGCTTCTCGGCCCTCGACGTCGGTCATCTTGTAGCGCAGCACCGGAAACGCCGAGATGTTGGCGCGTGCCCATTCGTTTTCGTGGCCTTCGTCTTGGCCTTCAGCCATGAGCCATTTGGCCTTTGGAGCCATGGCCACGCTTTCGGTCATTGCCGTGCGCCAGAAGTTGTAGGCCATCTGTGGATCGCGCGCGTAACGCACCATGCCAAAGCGGCTTTTCTTGCCGTCGACCACCAGGCTGTCGCCGTAGGTTGGAACAATCGGAATGTATCGACCGGCCCATTCCCTTTCTTCGAGCACTTCGTGGGCCGTCAATTTGCGCCACATGACTTTGCGTCGATAGCTGGGGCGCTCTCCCACGACATAAACGCCAGCTTGCTCCATCAGCTGAGCATCGGGCAGCTGCGATGCAAACACGACCGACTGATCCGACAACATCACCAGCTTGTCTTTTTCTTGCTCAACGCAAAAGTACTCAGCAATGCGAATGTCGTGACGCGTCACCCAATCAACCATGCCGTCGCCCAGGCTCTCACCGTGGAACCCGTCGACCATGGCGCCTGGATAGAGTTTTTTGAAGCTCTCGCGGGTGATGAGGTCGGTGATCAGTGCGCGCTCTGCATCGCTTCCATCCGGCATTGAAGAATGCGGATCAAAGTAAACCGTGAACGGGTTTTCGATCTGCCGCACAAAGATGTCTTGATCGAAGCTGTCCTCGCGCACATAGTCGGTTTCGACTCGCCAGTATCCCCAGCCGATGCGACATGCGTGGTTGAACGCCGTGTCGTAGGCCTGATCGGCGTCTGAATTCAGCTCGATATGCCGGGTCAAACCGGTGATGACCTCAGCAATCTTTGGATCTGCTGCGCCGTCCAACGGATGCACTTTGATGCGCGGGCGTTGTTGGCGCTGAGCGTTTGTGACTTGGCGAATGTGTGCGTCGATTTTGTTGACCGTCAAACATGGGCGCGATTCCACCATGCGCGTGTTTTTGGTGTCGGCCGGCCATTGATCCCCGGCGCTAAAGCGCAAATCGTCCAATCCTTGGGCGCGATTGGTTGATTCAATGTCACCAACCATGCGCAAAAAGTGCATGGCTTCACGAGGCTCAAACGACATTACGCTGCGACCGGCTCGGGTTCTGCGGGTGCAGTTGGCACTGCCGCGGCTGCTTCTTCGGCCAAACGCTTTTCGTATGCGCCTGGATGTACTTGTTCAAACGCTGTGGGTTCGCTCATGATTTCTCCTTAGCCCATCCAACCGGTGGGAATTGAAAAGGTTTTCTGTTGTGGTCTGACTTTGCGCGGTTCTTGCACCATCAGGCCGATCATCCGAAAAGCGTCTGCGCCGTGACTGGCCCAGTTGTGCAACGGCGATTTGCTGAACATGCCCGTGTCCTTGTCAACTTCGTACTGGTAGTGACGAAGGCACTGCAGGCCGTCTGCGGTGTTTTCTCGATCAAACCAGCAGTTGCCAAAGATCGTGCGCGCTGCGTTGATCGAGTCAACCACCGCAGTGCGCGGGATCACACGCGTCTTTGCTCCAGTTGCTCTCACGATTTCTTCAATGGACCTGCCATTTGCGGCCAAAGTCTTGTTTTGAGCGTCGTGAGGCAGCCAGTCGGTGTCGTAGACGTAACCCCACTTCTGGCCTTCGGCAAGGTAGTAACTGATCGTCTTCTGGTTGTCTTCCTGGTAGCGGATCAGGCGGGTTTCAGTGCCCACGAACTGCAAGTACCAGATAGCCACGTTGTCGGCCCAACCCAAGTCCCAGATTCGATGAACCGGCTTGCTTGGGTCATAAGGCACGTTTGTGATGCGGCCTTCAAGCTCAGCGACTGCCAGCTCGTTGCCAAACACCGCGCCGTCAATGGACTTACGGCACAAACCTTCCCAGACCGTCAAATAGCTCGAATAATCGCGCGTTTTGAGCGCTTCCATTTCGGCGCGCAATACTTCTGGAAACCATGGGTTGTCGGACCAATTGATCTTTTCAACCACCGCGCCGGCCGGAGGGTGAAGCACGAAGCGTTGATACGTTTCGTCTTCTTCCAGCTCAGGATTAAAACTCACCCAAATTTCGCTGCCGTCCTTGCGAATGGTTGGGATGAGAACATTCCAACTGCCCTTGCTGACGGTCTGCGCTTCTTCAACCCAACAGATGTCAACGCCTTCGTAGGACTTGATCTGCGCCACGTTTGAGCGCAGCCCGGCAAAGCTGAATTCGCTGCCGTTCAATCCTTTGATAGACGAGTTTTGAATCTCGTAAAACCCTGACAGTTGCAGCGCTGCAATTTGATCGCTGAGCAGCTTGTGAACGCTGTCACGGATGGACATTTGCAACTCACGCGCGCAAAGAATGCGCAGCGGCTTGTTGCTGGCCATGATCAGCAACGCACGGGCAATGCCCCAGGATTTCGCTCCGCCTCGCCCTCCGTACAAAACTTTATACCGGTTCGGCTTGAACAGGCACGCAAGTTTTTCGGGAAATTCGGCGTTAACTGTCAGCTGCTGGCTTGACACCGCGGAACGCTACGTCAATCGATGCCGGCAGCAACGGCTCACCATCTTTGCCGGTGATTTCCGATTTTGTTGATTCGCGCCAATCAGCCGGGAACCGCGCAGCCATTGAGCGAGACCATACAGAGCCTTGAAACTGACCCGCGCCTGGCGCCATGATCAAGTTCTTGCGGCCCATGGATTCCCACCAGGCTTGCGAGTGCGCCCTTGCTTTTGTAAAGGCTTCCAAAAACTCTGGGTGTTCGGCGGGCCAGCTTGTTTCTAACGTGTTGCGCGACACGTTCAAATCCGACGCCATTTCAACCACGGAACAGCCTTCTTTGCCCAACTCGATCACGCGCTCGCAATA